TTACTTTTATCGTCACCACATTTCCCATTATACGCGCGTATAATGGGAAATGTGGTGACGATAAAAGTAACCTAATCACAAGATGATATTTGACATAATATGTAAATATGGTTACTATACTTTTATGTGTGTTACGATGTATTTAATGATTAAAAATTATCCTATCAATCATTTTTACGTCGTGATATGGTTACGATAAAACAGGGGGATTTATGGCTAAAGTAAAGCTCGGTGACCTGATCCAGAATATGGTTGAGGAAGTTGATGAAGTTGAAAAATCAGACCGTGATCAGGGTGATAAAACTCGGCGGTATAAGGCTATCGCAGGCAAGTTTAAAACGGCACTATTCACGGATAAGCGGAAATATCGCGGAGAAGGCATAAAGAAACGCATAACAGCGAATACGTTCAATGCTTACATTACACGAGCGCGTAAACGCTTTGATGACCGATTCCATCACCATTTCGAGAAGAATGTCACTCGGCTGGTGGCCCGTTACCCTATGTATGCCAGTGAATTAAACGAATGGTTGTCTCTGACTCCAGCCGACGTTCGTCAGCGCCTTACTACTCTCCAGCACCGCCTTAACGCCATTGGCCCGCTTGCAGAGGACTTGAGCGATATCCGGCTGGGGTCTGCGGCGGCTAAAAAGAAATTGCAACGCCTCGTCAAAAAATACCCGGAGTGGCAGTTATCACTGGATGCGTTGTCCGGTTCAGATTGGGAGCATGTTCGGGATGAAACTTATCAGGCATTTCAACAGGGCGAGCAGCTCCTGGGTGAGTTAAACCAACTCAAAGTTAACCACGAAATTTTGTATCACTTGCAGTTGTCGTCTGCTGAACGTTCATCCATTCAGCAACGTTGGTCGAGTATTCTCGGCGAGAAAAAAAGAAGCACGGTCGCGCTAGATTACCCGCGCTATATGCAGAGCATTCATAACATTCTGAATACACCTGCACGCCTCTTTAATCTGTCTACCCGCTCAGGAATGGCCCCACTGGCTTTTGCTCTCGCGGCGGTATCCGGTCGTCGTATGATAGAGATTATGTGGCTTGGTGAGTTCAAAATTGCGGGTCGATATGCTGTTGAGTTCACCGGGCAAGCGAAAAAACGATCCGAAGACGGTGCTGTAAGCCGAACCATTTATACTTTGTGTGATTCTGCTTTGTTTCTTGAAAAACTCTCTGAGTTACGGAGTTGCCCCGCTGCCTGCGATTTTCACGAAGTGGTGGAAGGTTTCGGTGCTCTCGATACCCGCTCTGAAAACGGACGTTTAAACGGTATTCTTGCCAATGCTTTTAACCCCTGGGTAAAAGGTTTCTTCGGCAATGACGAACGCGTATTCAAGGACTCCCGCGCTATCTATGCTCGCATAGCATACGAAATGTGGTTCCGACACGATCCTAAATGGCAGAATGTTGATGAAGACGTCTTTTTCTCAGATATTCTTGGTCACGATGATGAAAACACACAGCTTCACTATAAGCAGTTCAAACTAGTCAATTTTTCCAGAACGTGGCGACCAGATAAAGGGCAGGAAAATGAACGCCTGGCAAGGCTGGAAAAGTTAGATCCAGAAATGGAGGGCTTCGCTCGCGGTGGGGCTGGTGTCCGCCTGCACAATACAGTTAAGCAGATTATTGAAGAGCAACCGGATGCAAAAGTTACAAATACGATGCTTCGCCGTTACGGTTTCAACACACCGATGATTAGCCGTTATCTGGCTTTCGCCGCAGATGCTTTAGGTCAGACTATTGGTGAAAGTGGTCATTATCAGCTGGTGGAGGATAGGCCACAGATTATTGTGGTTGATACTGAGGACTCAGAGAACGACACAAACGACGAGCCTGCTACGGTCGATGGCACCGATGAGGACGAGGGAACATTAGAAGATGACGAGTTAGACGTTGATGATGATAAACCCGATCCGGTGAAAAAAAATGATCGCGTTGAGCGCCCAGTTTTTAAGGCTCCAAAGAAAGTCGAGTCGGGCATATGGGTCGTCGAGTTTTCCTATCAAAACAGGCGATATTTCTGGAATGGTCATGCTGATAACGCCCCCGCAGCAATGAAGCAGGCATGGGAAACCTACTTTTAATCACTACCAGGCGGCATTGAAGGCACGCAATAAATAAACCGCCGAGGCGGTTTATTTATTCTCGATTGCTTTTTTATTTTTTTCTTCCGGGCTATTTGATCTTGAAAAATCAATTCCACTTATGTCATCACCGAGCTTTATTCTATTTGCTTTTATTTTCCATCGTACCGTGCTTGCTGCTGCGTTGTTTAATTCGCAAATATCTTTGATAGATACATTACGACCGTTTAGCTGATAGCCGTTTTTGGGGCGACCTCTCGTCCTTTTAGAACGAATGTGGGATATGTCTTCCCCGGCTAAAATCCCTTGTCTTACGATAACCGTATGCAGATAATTTGCCGTCGAAAACCCCAGGGACGCAAACGCGTCTTTAGCAGATACCAATTCACCGTTTAAAATATATCGGTCGGCGCTGTTAATTTTCTCGCCGATTTCACCTTTATTCTCAAGAAGTCTTCTTGCGACATCAAAGGCCCTTTGCCTGCTCCGTGATATTATTCTTTCCAGCAGCGGCGATGGATGAAAACGAGCTGATCGTATAAACATATATAATTCCCAACATGCCTTAAATGACGGGAACCGGTCTGGAACGTATAGCCACTTATCAAGCACATTGTCACTAACCTGATGAAGAGTTTTCAGGTGTTCGCGGGCAACACCACTTATCTTCACAGCATCGATGTAAGCCTCTTTTAACTCCCGCCGTTCACTTTCTTGCGTTTTGTGAGCTACTGGCATTTTTCCTTACTCCACCCTTGCCGGTGCCTGATGAGTTAGCTGATCTGAATTTCTGAAAGTGGTTTTTCAACTTCGTAGTAAAAATCGTTCTGATTACCGCTATTCTCGTTAGCCCATTTCGCCTTGTCTGCAATCGTCTGCGCTAACTCTGTGGATATTGATATATTCATCGCATTTTCTGCGTATAACTGAACGTAATCAGCGGTGTATTCGTGATACTCACTGCAAGCTGAATCAAAAGCTGCATCATAGATATCGTATGCTGTATTCATTTTTAACGTTTCCTTTAAAAGACTGATGGCCTGATCTATTTCTCTTTTCCGCATTTCAAGCATTGCAATCAATTCTTTCTCCATTGCGGGAATATTGTATTTTCCTGCAAGCCAATGCCGAACGGTTCGATCTGATACACCCAAAAAATCGGAAGTGGGGGTTACAAAATTTTGACCGTAAGCGGCGTTGCCAACCGCCGCGAAAACTTCTTTTTTCATTATGCGTTTTCCAGAATGTTAGCCAGGCGTTTTGATGTAGCGAAGGCACCTACGAATTTATTCTTATTGCAGTCATAGTAACCGGCGTTAGCCAGCCATTCTGATGCAGTCGTGTTAGAAATTTTTTCACCCTGAATTGATGCGAACGATACGCCACCACGGCTGTTGTAATCCACATCAAGACCGAACAGATTTTCTAACTGCGCTTTGCTGAAATAAACGCGACGGTGATTACCTTTTTCCCAAATTTTAAGACCCAGACCAATCAGTTTTTCTTCATTACTGCGGTCAGCTTTAGTAGTTTGCTGTGCGTAAGCCAGTTTCAAAGATTCAGAAAAATAGGATTTTACAGAACCGCCGAAAGTGGCAGCAGCAGTGCGGGCGATTGACCAGGCAATTACAAACAGAGTTGATTTAGACATTTTGATTTCCTTCTTTGGAATTCTGCGTGGGGCCATCCCCTTCGCTATGTAAATAATATAGCACTTCCGATTTTCGGAAGCAAGTATTATTTGTTGTTTTCTCACTCATTAAAGCAGGCGCTAATGCCCGCCTTTTTTCTGCCTCAACCAGCTGTCGATAATCGGTTGTTCATCAGGATCGTGCTCGCTGGGTGTTATCCTCCAACCATCGGAACCAAACGAACCGGACTTCCTCTGACACACACCGCGCTTTAACTCTTTTATCGCTTTAGGAATCCCCATAATAAGCGGCGCTATAATGATATGAGGGATAATCATCAGCGCTAAAAACCAGCGGGCAGTTAAATGCTCAACAATTACATCCTGCCCGTTGTAGTAGTAACACCCTCGGTCCCAACGCCTAATTTTTCGGACCTTAAATATTTCCTTATGCTGTGCCCATGTAACTTTAACGCGAACATAACCCCTCTGAAGTGGCGACTCATAGACATACTTCCCGCGTACTGTTGAGTCATTCATCCCCATTCACCCCCACTGGCCATCAGCAAATAATGCGTTGTACTCAGACATAGGCAGGCGCTCACCTTCAATGGCGAGATTCAGCTCATAACGCGTTTCAGGGTTTATCTTGTCGGCATTTTCCCAACGATTAGCTGCAACTTTAGCCAAGCATTCGACTGCTTTCGGGTAATCCTCTGTTCGGAACCAACCGAAGTTGATGCCCCCATCAGTTACCGCCCAGGCCACTTTCTTTTCTCCTGCCTTAATAGCCCTGATCCTGTTATTACACTCATCACGGCAAAACGTAAGCTGATCGTAGCTCAGCTTATCCAAATACTCTTTTGTAGACATATACACTCCTCAAACCGCTTGTAAGCGCCTCAGTTCGTCGTATTCCCCTACGGATAGGGTCCCCATATGGTCAGTCATGTATAGCCCCGCTAGCGTGGCCCTGAGCAGCCGCATCGGTAGCGTGGCTAACTGGCGTAACTCATCGCTGGTGAGTACATCCATCACCCAACGAACTGGCACCGGGCTGTCGGTCAGCGCGTCCTCAATTACTGATGCAGGGCCTGTCCCGTCGGTGTTTTCCGTGGATCGTGGTATTTGATCCATATATACATATTGATCCAAACCGTGATCCACTTTTTCAGGCTTGCGAGACTGCAATGTTTGCCCTGCTTCCTGCCGTTGCTCAATGATGCCCAGGATGTGTGCTGCCGAGCCGGGTTCAACAAAACGAATGGTCGGGCGCTTATCACCATCGCGGGCGCGGCGCTTATCAGTCGTAAGGCCGATAGAGTCGCAAATATTTTTAAACAGCGCCGCCGGTGCTTTGGGTTTCCCTTTCGGCGTAGTGAAGCCACCGATGCGCAGGACGTTGTTTAAGAGGTCGCGTCGGTCTGACGTTAACAGGTTATCCCTGGCGCGTTTCATCGTCGCTTGTGTGGCCTCTCCGGTGAGTGTCACCGGGTCAATACCGCAGTCTTTGAAGTATTGCTGAAGCGTCGCAGATTTAAGCCCATAGAAACTACGCATACCGGCTTCAATTTTTGGCTGTGCTTTGACTTTGTGGTCCGTAATGCCAGGGTATTTTTCGGTAAATATTCGGTCGGCCTGTTCACGCGTCATCGCCGCAACAACGAAATACTGCCAATGGCCAGCATGCTTAAAGACGTAATTGAAGTTCGTCACCATCTCCTCGCGATCAAACCTGCGGGCGGTCACTTCGTCCAGCTGTAGCGTCTCGAAGGTTCGGATTTTTTTCATCCCACCGTCGAGATAAAATTTCAGGCTATCTTCATCAACTGGCAGCTTGAGTTCGTGCTCAATATCCCAACGCACCAGCTGCGCCTGTTCATCAAGCGTCAGGGTCCGTTTTTTTAGTAAACTTTCGCGCTCTGTTTCAGTCGGTGTTTCAGTTTCAAGATGGCGCTCGATAGTCTGCGACCAGACCACTTCGCGGGCTTCTTTCCTGAGTTCCTTTCCGATGCCGTTAGCGAGTTCATCAGAGGCCAGTGGGGCAACCGTATAGCCGTCAGCATGCATGATGCAGACCATGTTGTTTGCATAATCATTTCGGGCGACAGCTTCCATTGCCGTAGCTTTTACCTTTAATCGCATAAAGCTGGAGTTAGCTACGCCGAGTGAAAGTCGATCATCTTCCAGAATTACGTCCGTCAGCTCTCCATTCATCGCTGCTGTTTCCAGCAATGCCTGGGCATACGCTTTCATTATCTTTTGCGGATCGGTTTCTCTGCGTCCTCGGTTCCGGTCGAAGCCGATTATAAACTCCTGCGCGGTGCGGTCGCGGCGTAACATCTGGATAGCATCGCTGGGAACGACTTCACCGCAGAACATACCGAAATGACGGTCGAAGTGTGGTTTCTCGAACGATACGCCGGATGAAATCGAAGGGCTGTAAATCAGTCCATCATATTTTCTGACCAGTTTTTGTGGATTATTTGTAAACTCTTCCACTTCCTGGTCTGGTTTGCTTTTCTGGTTTACCAGAAGAAATTTTTTGGCGGGGTAACGCAATTTTAACTGGCAGGTAACGTCCTCAGCAAATGAAGAACTGTCCGTGGCCAGCATAATTTTTTCGCCTTTTTCAACCGACGAAAGAACATCGGTGATAATGCGATCTTTCTCAGTGTAAAACACGCGGATAGGTTCATTTGTTTCGCGGTTTTTTACGTCAACTGGCAGCTCGATAACATGTATCTGTAGCCACGCCGGAAGCCCTAACTCTTCCCGGCGTTTCATCGCTAATTCAGCCAGGTCAATCAGCAAGTCGTTTGCATCAGCATCAACCATGATGGCGTGTTGCTCAGTGCGGGCAAACGCATCAATCAGCGTATTAAATACGCCGACCGGGTTTTCCATCGCCCGACCCGCGAGGATTGCACGGAGGCCCTGTGTGGCTTCATCCAGGCCGAGAAAATCGTGCTGTTTCATCAGGGTTTGCCAGCAACCCTTCACGATTGAGTTAATGCAGATCGTGAGTTTTTTCGAATAAGGAGCCATTTCCTTATAGCCGGGGTCCTGATAGTGCAGGATATCGGCAGATGCGCCGTGTCCGGCTGTCATCATTTCGTGCAGCCCACCGATCAGCGACACGCGGTGCGCTATTGATACGCCGCGTTCCGCAGCGTGCATCAGTGGGCGTAATATTTCTTTTGATTTGCCCGAACCCATACCGGCTCGCATGATCACCAGTCCGTTGAGGCTTTGAACGTAGTCATACACGTCTTTTGTCACGCGTGGCGTGTCGAATTTTTTATACGTGATGTGGGATGGTCGAATATTAGGATCGGTTATCCGTTCCGAGAACGAACGCGGTGATTGCGCCACCCGGCATTTTCTGTTGAGTTTGCGGGCGATATGGTCGCTAACCGAGCGTTTATATACGTCCTCAATCCCCATTTCGCGCAATGTCGCGCAAATTGTACGAAACAACTCTTTCGGGCTATTCGGTACGGGGCAAGTCAGCATGCCTACATCAACCGCTTGCAGCAGCTCTTTCGCAAATTTACGGCGGTTAATGCGAGGTAGGGTTTTCAGCTTGTTCAGCGTGATTGAAAGCAGGTCTTTCCGGCGAGCCAGGACGTTTCGGGAAAGCTGTTTTGCGACTTCTTTCAGACCGCGCAAAGTGTGCAGGTCGTTAAAGTCGCTGCACTTCATTTCTGGATCATCTTCGAAAGTCGGGTAAACACATTTTACTGACGGGAATTTCTCCAGCACGTCATAGCCGACGCGGAGACCGGTATTCCCTTTCTCTTCTGCCGCGCTTTTCCGGTCATTATCCAGGGCGCATGTAATTTTTGCAGCCGGGTAGCAATTCACCAGCTGCTCGACGACATGAATAAGATTGTTTGCAGAAATAGCCACGACGACTGCATCAAAGCGTTTGTTAGGGTCATTCTGGCATGCCATCCAGACAGATGCGCCGGTTGCAAACCCTTCGACAACAGCAACATCCTGTGCGTGATTCAGGTCACCAATTACAAAACAAGAGCCAGAAAATTCACCACCCTCAACGGCTTTTGTCTGGAATTTTCCGTTTTTCCCGCCTTCGGCGGTGATACGTTGCCAGCCGACGATGCGACCGTTGTAGCGTCCATCGAGATGGCTAAGTGGAATGGCCCAATACTTGTTGGGTTTGGCGTCCCATCGGCTGCTTTCGTGACGGGTCACGACGCGTAAATTAACAGAGCGTGACACGTCACGAATTTGCTTTCTTATCGCGTATGGCCATGTTCCGTCATCACGCGGAGCCGCATCAAAAGCTCTATGAAAATCCAGATAACCCAGCAGGGCTTCTTCCCTTACCTGGCTCGCCTGGTGTGCCTGAATGAGTTGCTGTCGTTCTCGTTCGCGTCGCGCAGCCGCCATCCGCTCCTGTCGCTGGAGGTCCCTTTCAGTGACAATACTTTTAAGCCCGGTCTGTTCCCGGAAGCGGTTGTATTCGCTCCACAGATGCTGGTATCCGTTCCACGAACCAGCATCAGAGCCTTTCCGTATGAAGTTGACGAAAGGACACTGAATGCGAGTCTTTCCATCTTTTGACACATACTCATTAAGACGCGAGTAAACTTCGACGCGTCCTTTGAGTTCGTCTACGGTGGCTTTCACTTTCCGAGGAGCTGCGTAGCGGGAAAACTTCTCTTCGCTTCCTTTCGGGTTTAGCTGAATATCGTCAGCGCAGCTTTTCCATACGATGCCAGCGCTTTGCGCAAGTTGCTCAAGATCATCACAGCCATCGTAAAGCAATGCATACGGATCACTATTGAAGCGATCTGCATAAAATTCCTGGAGGGTCATAGGATACCTTTCCATGCGTTAATTTTTCAGTTTTTAGGGTTGAAAAAGTCCGCAGGAACGGCCAGAATAGAAGCACAACTTTTCGTAGGTCTCGTGCTTTTTTTTCTCTGGCTCGTTTCCTGTATCAAAACCTGGTTTGCCGACCGGGTTTTTTTACGTCTTTTTTTTGTCTGCTGCTTTTGATTCGCATTTTCTCAACCCTACATTCATGAGGGCATTAAACCAAAATTACAGCAAACATAAAACCTTTCTTAGATCATCTTATGATCCTATTCCTCTGTAGCGAACGATTTGATCGTTCCAACTATCTGATGGACATAATTTATATCATCTTTCCCCACTCTTGTACGCTTGTTTTGAGCGTCATCGAAGTAGTAAGAGTCGTCCACAATCCTGGATAGTCGCAGGATCGAAACCGATCCATCCTTGTTCCCAATTAACACATCTTCACCAGGAATCAGTGACATAGCCGCATCAAGGAGGAGGACGTCACCCTCTCGGTATTCTGAAAACCCATAGGTTTCCTCAATTCTCAAGGCATATGAAGAACGGTACGGACTTTGGTATGCGATACAAGGAACGTCTTCACCAGTATTACCTGGCTTCCACTCTCCAGGACCAGTCTTTGTGTTGCCGACCAGTGGAACACCCTGTAAAGCGCCTTCGTCTACACCGTAGAGAATCCATTTCGGAGAACGGCGATACATTCGCGCTAGATTCAGCCCTAACTCAAGGCTTGGCATGGCTTCCGGGTGTTTTTCAAGATGATGAATAGCCCCGATCGTCACCCCCAAAAAGTGAGCAACCTCTTTCAATGTAAAGCCGAGTTCTTGTCGGCGCTGCTTTAAGCGTTCAGATTTGTTCATTCATAGAGTGTAACCCACTGATATTATAATTAGCTATAAAATTTTAAAATTATAGTTGATTATAATTTTTTTATAATTCATTATATTCCACATGAAGCCAAAGGATTTATTATCACATTGTGGGAATGACCATAAAGCAGCAGCCAGACTGGCTGGCGTGACACCTGCAAGGGTGTATCAGTGGGCTACAGCAGAGCACATCCCCGATGTTCGACAGACTTACATAGAGGTTCGCACCAGCTACCAACTCAAAAGCGATTTCACGCTGGAACGCCTTGGTGCAGAAGAAAACAAGAGGTGCAAATGAAACAGGGGCATCTCCGCGCCGCCGTAAGGCTTGCTCTTAGCGACGTTCACTTTGCGCAGCCTGGGATTTTGGGTGTTCAGCTAGACATGATGCAGCTTGCATCATCGGATCGATATAGCGACAAGCCGACCAGGACTGTAACTCTCGGTGAAAACGCCGAAATAACTATCCTGGCAGAACCGGTCCAGTACCACGAAGGGAAAAAGTTCAAAACATCCAGTGCGCCGATCACCGAAACAGATTTTGCGTTAAGCAGCTGGCGGCGAGCGGCACTTTCTCTTCCTGAAAGTGAATTAGCCTGGTTGCTCTACAGCTACGCAAACAAAATTTTTAGCTATGACGTTCAGGTAGAAATTTGCACCTATGTCTGGACAGAGTTTCTGAGGCAGCACCGGCAGCGCGGTTTCAAAAGAATGAAGGCAAAAACTGCCAACGTCATGCGGAGCCTCGTTTTTTTCAGCATTCAGCACGGCAGGCGGAACGCACTTCTTAATTGGAGCGTCAGTGAAAATAACCCACTGATCACAAATGAAGAAATGAGCGGCTTGATGGGGATTGGTGAAAAGTCCTGGTGCGAACACTACAAAAAACGCTGGATCATCATGATGGACGTTTGCCGAAGTCTTGATGAGAGATCACTTCTAATGACGAAGGTAGCCCGCGATGAAAGCATCAAAGTCAATCGGTCAGGATATGCCGAGTTGCCTGTGCAAACAGGAGTTTTTCAACCTGCCAAAGCAACCTCAACTTCGATACTCATCAGCCAGAAATGAATACAAGCTCTGGTGCCCTACCTGCAACTTTGAAACGCGGGGCAGCGGAAACCCACAATCAGAAATAACAGAATGGTTCGGAGCTAATCGCTCTGGCGACCTGCGCATTGCTCAGCTATGGCGTGAGCGCCATCAGGGCATTAATGAAGCGAGAATACTGGCACAAAGTCGGGAGGATTCATGAAAGATATGCTCAAGCAAGGACCAATGACCAAAAATGAAGCCGAGCAGCTGGTTAGGCGATACAAAGAAAAAGGTGTTGCGGCGATCATTACAAACGGCTTCGAAGCTCAGAAAGATGGTGCCATTCAGGAGTTTTTTGTTTTCGCTCCCCTTCCGAAGCGTTCCACGGCTCCCAGGCAGTCCCGGACTTATCAAAATCCATTGTGGGGGTAGTCGTGGCAAAAAGTGAACTTCGTTACCTCAACAGGGCCTTCCGCAAGCATTTTAAAAAGGAAACAGGCCAGCCTTATGCGTTTACGTCGAAGCGGCAGTTAAAAGAATGGTGCCGTAGCTATGCGGTCCTGTTGTCGTGTCATAGATTTTTCAGCGGTGAGTACATTACAACCCCCATTACCAGCCAGGTCGATGCGGATGCTGCTGTGGCAGAAGATATTTCGCACTGGGGTTAAGGCATGAGTGCTTACTATAACGAAATCGATCCATTTGCCGCCCAATGGCTGCGGAACCTGATCGCCGGTGGTCACATTGCATCCGGTGAAGTAGACGAAAGGAGTATTGAAGATGTCACACCTGACGACCTTCGAGGATTCACGCAGTGCCACTTCTTCGCCGGTATCGGCGTCTGGTCTCATTCCCTGCGCCTCGCCGGATGGCCTGACGATAAGCCCGTCTGGACAGGCTCCTGTCCGTGCCAGCCTTTCAGCGCGGCAGGCAAAGGAAATGGGTTTGATGACGAGCGGCACTTATGGCCAGCATTCCAGTGGCTCATCAAAGAGTGCAGACCTCAGCATGTCTTTGGCGAACAGGTTGCAGCAGGTAACGCAAACGCATGGTTCGACCTTGTACAAGCAGACCTGGAAGGAATGGACTACGCCTTCGGGCTTGTGCCGTTTTCGTCAGCGAGCATCGGTGCGCCGCACATCAGGGAACGAGCTTACTGGGTGGCCCACGCCAGTAGCGAGCAACACAGTGAATTGCTACCAGGATTGGGAAAAGGTAATGGCGAGGAAAGCGGCTGGGCGTCAGCCAAACCTCCAGGACTTTGCAGTGCTGGCAGGATGGGTAACACCAACCTCTCGCGACTGGAAAGATTCATCGGGGATGACAGCGCAGCGGGATGGGAAGGAGCGACTGGACCAGTTACCCCGGCAGGCATACACAGCGGGCCCCTTGAGGTTAACGGTTTTTGGCGAGATGCGGACTGGCTCTTTTGTCGAGATGGGCAGTGGCGTCCAGTTGAACCCGGCACATTCCCGTTGGTTGCAAGGTTTGCCAAAAGCCTGGGACACGGCAAGTCCTCATTACGAGCAATGGCTGGACGCAACCGCACAGGCCGACTTAAAGGGTACGGTAACGCGATAAATGCAGAGGCAAGCAAAGAATTTATAAAGGCTTACATGGACTGTATGCCGCGCAGATTTACTGATTTAGCCAGCACAACAACAAAATGAAAGACAACAAGACGACAATGTAAAGACAATTAAAACTTTACACTGTAAAGGAGATAAAATGCAAAAGAGAATATTACAGGCGCTGATGGCCAGCTGGCTCTCTAACAACAAATTCGTATTGCTGGACACTGAAACGACCGGGTTGAAAGAACATGATGAGATTGTTGAAATTTCGATTATCGATATGGCCGGGAATACGCTTTTAGATACTCTGGTTCGCCCCACTATCCCGATCCCTTCCGAGGCTACAGAAATAAATGGCATCACAAACGAAATGGTTTCAACTGCACCCACATGGCTGGATGTATACCCGCTAGTGATGGCTGTACTGAGGGGCAGAAAATTCATCGCGTGGCGAGCTGAATTTGATGCTCGGATGATTACCCAAACATCATCAATTTATGGAATTTATAACAAGCTCTCCCCTGCGGATGCTATTCGTGAATACAAGGCGGTTCACGACAACTATATCGACGGGCAAGAGGTCTATTCAATGTGGGTCGGTGAGGAAGAGAAGGACCGACCAGGATTCCGCCGCCAGCGACTACAGAACGCCATCAAGCAAATGAATGTCATCGTCAGTGGGTCCGCACATCGCTCGCTGGCTGATTGTCACGGCATGCACGGTGTGCTAATGACCGCCACGATGGAAGTCAGCACAGTCAAAATAGGGAAGCAATTTTATTACGACTCAGAAGAGGGAGAGGGAGTCGGTCATCCAGACGATTGCTGTTCAAACCTTTCAGTCGGTGACTGTTTCTCACTATGGGAAGCCATAGACGTGCAGGAGGTTGAGTTTGAGGTTGAACTAAATCCAGCCGAACCAGGGAAACTGTATGCACGACGACTCACGCCAGAAGTGGTTGTTCATGTTGAAGTACAAAAGACACCGTAAAGACACTTGACAGAAAGACATCGTAAAGACAAAATAAAGACGCAATAAACCTTACAGTGTAAATGCAAGGAGTAAAGAATGACTACAAAAACGGCTTCTGTGAATTTCGATCCCAACATTACCTCATTACCCGTTGAGCGCTGCCACTACGGTGCGTGGATACATCCGGCGCTTGATGCTCTGCATGGCGAGCGTGAGATTGTTCCAGACGATGAATTTAATCAGTGGATGGATGCGAACGGGCTTGAGCACGTCATTACGATCATGGATCAGGATGAGCCGAGCATGGCCCTTGCTGAATGGGAAACCCTCGGCTCTTTTTCAGCGTGGGAACCGGAAAAACCGGACGGTGACGGCTGGTTTGTTGGCTCAATCCATGACACCGAAGACGATGGTCCCGTGTGTATGTGGTTTCGTTCCGTCGAAGGGATCGTGTCGTGAGTCCAAAGCGTAAAGCGTGGCTGATGGTATTTATCAGTTGCGCCGTTTTCTGGGCTCTGGTTGCATTGAATATCCGAGAGGTGAGTACAGGTATGAAAGAGTTTTTAATTGTTACGTTGCTCGTCGCCGCAGCATACCCGGCGCTGATAGCCACGACGTCGTTCATGATGATGCAGAATTGTTTTCGTGTGCTTGGTGCGGGTTATATCGTTCGAGCGACCATTGTGCTTGAAGTTATAGCTTGGATTTTAATGGCCACTCCATTAGATGGTGCATCATGACTAAACCAATTACACCAAAGGTGTTTGCTGATCTGCGCAGGGCCGCTGCTACATATCGAAAAACGTTAGCTGCGCACCAACAAAACCCACGCGACGCCTCTGCGCTTGAAGCCTGGGATAAGGCTACGAACGAGTTTATGGGGCTAATCAATAATGATGAAATTAACATCATCGCTGCGTTGCTGGATGCGCTGGAAGCCAAAGATAAGTGCATTGCAGAACTGCAATCCCGCGCCGAATCCGCAGAGCAGGCGCTGCTGCTGGAGAGGCAGAAAGGTGATGCGCCCGCCACTCTTCCAAAAGGCTGTGAGCATGATGTTATCGCACCTGTCGCGGCATTCATGTACGAAGAGGGCTTTGATTTCGACACCGAAGACTACAACGCATTGACGGTTCGAGTCAGGAGCGAACTTGAAACGGTGCTGCGCAGAACGCTTCGTGCCGCTGGCATCACCCTACAGATTAAGGGGGAGTGATGCTTACGCTAAAACACTTTCTGGACAAGCCCACATGGGCGGCGGCGGCTGGATACGATTTTAATTACCTGGACTGCCTGTCATTCACAGCCGGACTGTACCGGAATATCCCACAGGCCGCGCGGAATGTATTCAAAAACTTTCTTGATACCACGATAGCTGAGCTTCCCTTTGTGCTTATGGCGTTGATATTTGCACTGCTTGGGCTTGTCTTTTGGCCGCTGGTGTTTTGGATCCCCGCGATACTCGTGTGGTGGAATTGCAAAAAAGTGAGCAAAAAATACCGTTCTGGCATCGATGTAGACCCACGAGTATTGACCATGCTGAATAACTGGCGGCGTGATTTCGAACGAAAAGAGGGAGGTGAGTGATGAAAAGAGAAAGCCGTTATTTTGTTTTAAAGGTTGCTGATATAGAGGCGGCGCTCAACGCTGGTTTACTTGGAACGGAGACGCTTGATGCTTTAGATAATGCATCCCTGGCC